ATACTGGGGCAGATATGCGAGATCATAAGAAAGAGGCACAAGTACTTAGATTTTAAAAAAGAAATGTTCACAGAATGACACCACCAACAGAAGCAGATACAAGAAAGTGTACTAGGGTTGTGGCTAGTTATGAACAATAAGAAGGAACATAAGCAAGGGACAACTTATGACAGATAAACAAAAAAGGTTTTGCGAAGAATATGTATTAGATTGGAACGCTACAAGGGCAGCAATAGCAGCAGGATATAGCGAAAAGACAGCTTATTCAATAGGTAATGAAAACCTGAGCAAACCTGAAATAGCTACTTACATAGAGAATATACAAAAAGACTTCTCTAAATTAGCAGGATTAAGCAAGCTAGGAGTATTAGAGGAGCTTAAAAAGGTGATACTAGAAACGAACACAGAAAAGGTGTCAACTAGGGATAAACTCAAAGCCTTAGAAGTTGTTAATAAGATGCTCGGATTTAATGAAGCAGAAAAGCAAACTATCACATCTAAGAGAGAAATAGTAAATGTCAATCTAACCAAAACAACAGTAAAACCAATAACCAACGAAAGCGAGTTATTTGATGACGATTGATAAACCGTTCATACAATCCCCTGTATTTGATTGGAATTACTACTGTGAGAAACCAATAGTAATAAACCAAGGGGGAACGAGTGCAGGGAAAACATACTGCATTTTACAAGTTCTTATACTCAAAGGCTCAGAGAAAGCAAACCAAGTTATAACCGTTGTAGGGCAAGATGTACCCAATCTAAAGGTTGGAGCAATTCGTACCTTTGAAATGGTATTATCAGATTCCCCTTTCTTAGCATCATTCTTAGACCCTAAGCCAAATAAAACAGATAAGACGTGGAAGTTTAACAACGGTTCAATAATAGAGTTTAAGAGCTTTGACGATGAACAGGACGCAAAAGGAGGAAGGAGAGACTATTTATTTGTAAACGAGGCGAACGGTATTAGTTACGCCATTTATGACCAATTACAAGTAAGGACTAAACAACAGGTATTTATTGATTATAACCCTAGTTGTCCTTTTTGGGCGCATAGTAATTTGATAGGGAATGAAGATGTACAGTTATTTATTTCTAATTATAGACACAATCCTTTTTTAGATCCTCGCATTATAAAGAAGATTGAAGCATGGAAGGGTAAAGACCCTGAGAAGTGGAAAGTTTACGGTTTAGGTGCAACAGGAACAACGGAAGGTGTAATCTTTAAAAATGTTAACTGGATTAGTGAAATGCCCAAGAATCTTAAGCGTACTAGCTTTGGAATGGATTTTGGCTTTACTAATGACCCTACAACCTTAACGAAATGCGGAGTAAGTGATGGAGAGTTATTTGCTGAACGTTGGCTATACGAGTATGGTATGACATCAAGCGACATTAATCAAGCTTTAATAGCTATAGACTTTGATAAAAAGGCTACTATTTGGGCAGATAACGCAGACCCGAAAACTATTAAAGAACTTCGTAATTATGGATGGGACGTAAGGCCATGTAAGAAGGGAGCGGATAGTATAAGACACGGCATAGATAGAATAAAGAAATACGAAGCATTAAACATAGTTACCTGTAAATATTGGAAAAAAGAACAAATTTCGTATATTTGGGGTAAAGACAAGAAAACAGACGAGCCAACAAATAAGCCTGTTGATAAATTTAATCACCTTTGGGATTCATTGAGATATGGCGAACAAGGTCTAAATAAAGGGCAAAGAGCTAAAACGAATTATAGGAACTAATGGCATTTAAACTAGCATTAACAACATTTAACAGCGGATTAGAGGGACAGTATGCCTGTTTATTGGGCAACTTCCAGAACTTCGCTACAATCACACCTCCAGTAACAGAGGCGGCTATGAGGTCTAAACTAGAAACGGGACAGTTTCAGGCGTTTAGTAATGATGGTTGGTTAAGTTTCGTGGCTCAAATGAGTGCGTGTCCATTAGATGAAAGTGTATTAACCGCAGCGGAACGCTCGATAGTTAATACGCTTAGATTTATTATAGCACCTCCACCACAAACGGCATGCTGTGATAGCACTATACCCGCTATGAGTGACGGACTTAGTGCAATGGCTGGTTATCCTCGCACGGGTTCGGTAACATTCGAACACGAAATTGAGGTTAAGTTTGCACCTACCTACTCATGCTCAATAAAGAGCTTAGAGGTGACATTAACACCAGTAGCAGCCGAGCCAGTAGTAACAAGCGCACAACCTTTTACAACAACGTTTAAGAGTTGTGATGCTGGACAAAGTAGTTTATTTAGTAATTTAGGGGTAACATTTGCTGCTGATCCGTCAGGAGGTAGTTACAACATACTTTACACATACAAAGATAGTAACGGGTTAGTGATTGCAACATATACAGCTGCATACACGTTAAACCTGTAAAGATATTTAGTTAGAAGTATAGACCGTAAGAAGCGACGAAGTTTATATTTTTCAACTAAAATTTAATAAAATGGCTTGTAATTGCCCTTTGCCTACGGCATTGACTGTAATACCTACGACGACATGTCCTGAAGAATTAGGGCAAATCCAAAGATTCATTTTTGTACGTCGTGGCGGTGTACGTTGGGACACAGCAGACCCAACCGCAACAGGAAAGAGTACACCTGCATCTATTCAACCGAACTTACCAACAGTTTCGGCAGGATGGACAACATTAAAAGCTTTGTCTGATGATGATAAAGTGATTTTTACACCGCTTTTAGGTGGTGACCCAACTATTACCCCTGGTGACCAAATCACATTTGGAGGAGGGGACAACTCAACACTTAACGGAGAAACCTATCATGTAGCGTTTAATCCTGCTGATGGTTCATTTAGATTTGATAGCTTAACAGCCGAACAAACTGCTGCTATGAAAGAATTGGTATGTGAATCTTTAGAGGTTTATATGATTAATTCAGATGGTGACATTATTGGAGAGCGTGACACTATCGACGCTGATCTATGGCACGGGTTCAAAGTGTTTAACCCTGCGTTAGGTGGTAGAAACTTAGCGGGATTCGGGACTAGAGATAGTAACGTCCTTACGCTACAATTAAACGATGATTGGGACACTAAGTTCGAGAAGCAAACGCCAACAGATTTTAATGCACTAACATTCTAATAGATGGATAGTAAAGTAAATCTTAAGAATAAAAAAACTGGGCATGTACAGGAGTTCACTTTTGAACATGCTCAGAATATTCTTAGACTAGATAAAAACAACGATTTCGAGTGTGCAGATGATAAACACGAATTCATAAACAATGAGCTTAACAAACGACCAAGCACTAAAGGCGGTAAAAAATCCACCAAACAAAAGTCAGGTTCTAGAGGGACGAAAGTATCAAAGTCGTCTAAGGATTCTGACGGAGGCGTATAGCAGGGAGGGTATAAACCACGAGAGTGCATGGATAGAGCTAAAAACCTATCTTGCAAACACCTTAACAACTGACAAGTATAATGCTATTATAAAGTATTTTACTTTTCCTTTGTCTATTGTCAATATCTCAAATGATATTATGACAGACCTGTATACGGTGTTTAATGGTCGAAATGCTGCGTTTGATGTTCAATACCCTAATGATAGGTTAAAGGAAATAGCAGAGCAGCAACTATCTGAGCTTAATGTTAGAGGATGGATTGAGGAGAAAGGTAAGCAGGTTTTAAAGTCTGCTCCTAACTCTGTGACCGTTATAGATATAGATGATAGCGGTAATACTGTTTTATTGTTGATCCCTAATGAGAAGTTATTAGGGTATGATTTTGAAAGAGACGGGACGTTTAAGTTTGTTATTTTTCTTCACTCTGAGGGGGTAGATGAAAATGGTACAAAATGGAGGAGAGAGGCTTTGTATGATGATGAATTTTACAGAGTTTACCTAGTTGTTAATGGCACTTATACTTTAGAAGTCGAAAACCCTCATAGTTTAGGGTATTGCCCTGCGAGGTTCTTCTATGACAAGCCTTTATTAAATAAACATGTATTTGATAGAAGCGTACCTTTAGCGAATGCTAGAGGGCAAATGTTGAAGTGGACGATATTCGAGGAGTTTCTTTGGTATGCAGACCAATACGGCTCATTCCCTGCTATGGAGTACGCCGATAACGGTTGTGATGTTACTGGATGTAATGGGGGCATTATAGACGGTTATCCTATTTTAGATGATGATGGTAAGATAACTAGCCACGTTTTACCAAAAGAATGCCCGTCGTGTGCAACTAAAGGATTAATTGGACCAGGTACAGCGGTTGGAATTACGGTTAGTGAAGATGCAGACGTACAAGACACAAGAGGCGTTTTAAAGTTTGTTACTCCTGACGTGTCCAGTTTAGAGTACGTAGTAAAAAGACAGCAAGCCCGTGAAGGGTTTATAAAACAAAATACAGTAGGTTTTAATAGTGTTACAACTGCAAGCGCAGTAAATGAGGCACAGATAAGACTATTAGCAGAGAGTAAGAGTAAAGCACCTAGAGAGATAAGTACGCATCTTAGTAACTTGTGGGTATGGATCATAGAAACACATAATTTACTTATCAATGACGTCCAAGTACGTGCGTCTGGTAATTTTGGTACTGAGTTCTTAGTGCTAAGTGAAAAAGACATAACAACGTTAATACAGGAAGCTAAGAAAGCAGGAACACAAAGCGCAGAGATAGCAGAGCTTAACCACATGTTAGCTCAAACAAAGTACAAATCTGACCCGTTCAAGGCTCAA